CCAATGCTTATCGTCAGGATACTCTGAGTGGAGCCAGCCTGAATAAAAATCGCTTCCTGGCAAAAATCATTGATGCCGAAGCAGTCAACCACCGGGAGGGATGGGCCGATGAAGTTTGGAGCAGCATTATTGCTAACGATGGTAGTGTCCAGCATCTTGATTGGCTTTCAGACTGGGATCGAGACGTATTCAAGACTTCGATGGAAATCGACCAACGCTGGGTCGTCCAGCACGCTGCGGATCGACAGCAGTACATTGACCAGGCCCAGAGCGTGAATCTATTCTTCCGGCCCGACAGCAATGTGAAATATCTGCATGCCGTGCATTTCCAGGCCTGGAAGCAGGGACTCAAGACTCTGTACTACTGCCGCTCAGAAAAGATTGGCAAAGCCGACAAAGTCAGCAAGAAGATCGAACGTCAGGTCATAGAAGAGATTGATCTCAAGTCTCTGGCCTCAGATCAAGATGTGTGTCTGGCCTGCGAGGGTTGACATGCTGGGCGTAATATTTCTGATAGTAGCTCTGGTTGTGATCTACTATCTGATAAAATTTATTGGAGAATAAATGAAAAAAGTTCTGAGATTTACTGCCAGCTGGTGCAATCCCTGCAAACAGCTGGCACCCATCATTGAATCCATAGAGACCACAGTACCCATAGAGGTGGTGGATGTGGATACCGATGAGGGCAGCCAGCTGGCCACCAAGTATGGCATTCGCGGCGTACCATCGCTGGTCATGGTGGAGAATGGTTTTGCCACCAAGTCTATAACTGGTTTACGAACCAAAGAACAACTAACGAGCTGGATCAATGATTAAGACCATTGGTTACTTGCTGAAGTCTTGAATTATATAAATATGGTCAAGGAGGCAGTCATGAAACCATATTTTTACATTTTACGCCATATCAGCACAGGAAAGTTGTACGTTGGTTCTCAATACGGAAAAACTTCAAATCCCGCTAATTTATTAGAAACATATTTTACCTCATCTAAAATTATTAAATCTTTAATAAAAAAAGACGGAGTTGCGGGATTTGAAGTCATTGAGTTGATTTGTAGAGATGACGCCAGAGAGTATGAACAACAATATTTAATGAATGAATATAGTCGTTTGGGCAAACGCGAATTTATGAAATTATATTATAATCAAACATTATCACCTGGAATACTTTTAACCGAAGAGATGATAGTGTCCGCAAATGAAAAAAGAAAAGTTTCTAATTCAATTGCGGCAAAAAGATTATTTGAAGAGGGTCGCCACAATTTCCAAGTCAATAATGGAAGCAAATTTGATCATGTGCGAAAACAATCCTCGGAAAGAATGAAGGGAAATACCTATGGTTCTATGCGAAAAATGACTTCAGAATTAAAAGAAAAAATTGCAAATGGAGTTCGCGGAAATCAAAATGTCAGAGGGACGATATGGGTAATAAATGATGAGGGAAAAAGAAAACGAGTTTCTCCAAACAATATACCAGAAGGATTTTATGTCAAAAATAAAGCAAAAACTTAAATTAACAGACGATCGCCAATATTTTAAGCCCTTTACATTTCCCTGGGCCTACGAGGCTTGGTTAACTCATGAACAAAGCCATTGGCTTTTCTCAGAAGTACCCATGATTGAAGATGTCAAGGACTGGAAGAATCGACTCAGCAACGAGGAGAAATACTTCCTGACCAACATCTTCCGTTTCTTTACCCAGGGCGACATCGACGTGGCCGGTGGCTATGTTAAAAACTATCTGCCCTACTTCCCTCAGCCCGAAGTGCGTATGATGCTCATGGGCTTTGCGGCTCGAGAGGCCCTGCATATCGCTGCCTACAGTCATCTCATTGAGACGCTGGGCATGCCAGAAAGTACCTATGCTGAGTTCCTGGAGTATCAGGAAATGAAGGACAAGCATGATTATGTGCTGGATCTGAGTTCAAAGAACGGCAACAAAGAATCCACGGCCACGCACATTGCAGTATTTTCTGCGTTCACCGAAGGCATGCAGTTGTTCAGTTCATTCATCATGCTGCTGAACTTCCCTCGCCATGGCAAGATGAAGGGCATGGGTCAGATCGTTACATGGTCTATCGTCGATGAGACTCAGCACGCCGAGGGCATGATCAAGTTGTTCCGCACCTACATCGAGGAAAACAAGGAGATCTGGAATGATGAACTTAAAGAGAAAATTTACAGCATTGCGGAACGCATGGTTGAGCTCGAAGACAAGTTCATTGATCTATCTTTTAGCATGGGCGCCATAGAAGGTCTGACTGCTGCAGAAGTCAAAGAGTACATCCGCTACATTGCTGACCGACGCCTGATCAGTCTGGGGCTCAAGGGTATCTTCAAGGTTAAAAAGAATCCTCTGCCCTGGGTCGAGGCCATGATCAATGCACCTGGCCACACCAACTTCTTTGAGAACCGCGCCACCGATTATGCCAAAGGAAGCCTGAGTGGAAGCTGGAACGACGTCTGGGCCAAATAATGGATAAAATTGCTGTAGTAAGCATGCAGCGCAATGAATCGAAATATATTCTTGAGTGGCTGGCATACTACCTTGTTCAGGGTGTAGATAGATTCATAATCTACAATCATCAGAGCATCGATGATACTGCAGAAATCTACACCCAGTTGTCCAAGCATCTGGACATAACATTGTATACCATGACCGGGCACAATGTACACTATCCCATGCTTGAGCACGCTTTGACCAACCACAAGGACGAAACAGACTGGCTGATTTTTGCCGACATGGATGAGTTTTACTTCCCCACCGAGGCCAACAGCATACGGGAAGTTTTATCCCAGTACCGGGACATCACCGCCAGTGCCATAGGTGTATATTGGTGTGCTTTTGGTAGCTCGGGTCTGGTACAGGACCCCGATCTGGTGCTGCCCAGCTATGTGAATCGTGGGGAGCTGAACATCAGCACAAACCACCACATGAAAAGCATTGTCAGAGGTCGGCACTCAGGTTGGGTGCGGGGCACTAACCCACATGTCTTTACCACCCAATATGGTACCGTGGATCTGCAAGGCCACACCATACCTCCGTATGCCGGCCACAACATCGACGCAACACCGGTGCATGCACCCATGCGGATAAATCACTATCAATGCAAAAGCTGGGAGTATTTCAAGACGGTCAAACAGGTACGAGGCAGTACTGCTGATCGTCCTCCGGGCGCTCCGGGCGCAGAGATACCCGACAGTGTCTTTCATGAATATGATTACAATGACGTTCCAGACGACGCAATTTGGCGTAGGTTTGGTGAGCCGGTGTTAAACAAAATTGAAGAATTGAAGAGGCTTTTGCATGAACCTACTAGCGACAATACATAATCTGCGCTATGCCGAACTAGCAGCCATGACCTGGGACAAAAACCGAGTTTTGTATGCCGAAAAACATGGCTATGCCCATTGTGCCAAGACCGATGACTTCTATGGACTGGCCGTGGGCTTTGAGAAAATTCAATTTCTCAGTGATCTGCTGGAAGCACATTCAGACATAGATTGGATACTCTGGACCGGCACCGACAGTTTGATCACCAACTTCAACATAAAAATTGAACAACGAATTTCAGACACGCATGATGTCATCATGGCTGGAGATTTCAACTTTGCAATCAATGCCGATGTCATGTTGGTGAAAAATACCCATCGCAGTAAACAGTGGTTGAATGCTATAATGGACAGGTATGATACATATGCTTCACATCAATATGCCGAGCAGCAGTGCATGTTGGATATCATGCCCGATTGGCAAGATGTGGTAAAACTGGTCCCACAACGAGACATCAACAGCTACGATTATTCTCTGTATGCTGGACCTCCTTGGAATTACCAGGATCATCGAGACGTAGCAGGCAACGATGGTCAGTGGCAACCCGGAGATTGGATCATTCAATGGCCAGGGACACAGATGCACGAACGAATTGAGTTGGTTAAGAAATATAGTTCTCTTATCATTGAAGGAGATTGAATTGGATTTACAAACTATCCTGGCAGGTGTGCAAGAGTACATTGAAGCACAGCAAAAGCAAAAAACCTGGACGCCTGGAAAAGACATGGTTCACTATGCTGGACCATATTTTGATGCTGCCGAACAGGTAGCAGGAATTCAAACCCTGCTCAAAGGTTGGTTGGTCATGGGCAGCGACTGCCAGCGATTTGAAACCGTGTTCCCCCGAGAGTTTAACCGTCAGCATGGCATACTGACCAACTCGGGCAGCAGCGCCAACCTGTTGATGATGGCCGCGCTGACCAGCAAACGCGGCCACAATCTGCCTCGGGGAACCAAAGTGTTGATGCCCGTGGCTGGATTCCCTACTACTCTGAACCCCACCCTACAGCTGGGGTTTGAGCCCGTGTTCCTGGACATTGAGCTAGACACACTGAACCTGGATCTGACCCGAGCCGAGGAACTGATCCGCAAGCACGACATCCGAGTC